TTCTATTTTACTATTGTATTCATAAGCATCATAATAACCTCTCGTTGCTATTTCATTTGTATCATGTGCAACAATGATTAATGGTATAAGACCATAATATGTAACCCTTATTTGGTCTGTTGCTGTTAACACTGATTCATTCTCGTCATGTGTTAATTGAGAACTTCCATAACTCCACCACCATTGTTTACTTTCTCCTTCATCCAGTCCCCTGACACCGACATCTTGTACTACCCATCCACTACCTGTATTAACTTCTATCAAAGGTTCTAAACCAATTTTATATTTAACAAAAAATTCTCTGCTACTAGAATCAGGTGGTGGAGTAGGTTTTTTTTGTGACTGCACTACAGATAATCTACCTGGGCCTTTTACGTATTGTCTGTTTCTATAATTTTCCATTGTTCTTTTTCTTCTAAAATTATTTATAATACTTGTCAATGATGAATCAACAATAGGAGTACTTGATATAGAATATCCTATAATTTGAAAAGATAACTGTTTATTCTTATTTACATTCCAAATATAGTTACCAAAACTTTTTAAATGATTTAAAGCAGAATTACCATATACATATGAAAAAGGTACTTTATTTATAATAGTTGTAGGTGTTATTGTACCTGCTGTAATACCATAACTTGCGAAGAAATTATCTATTAAATATGTTACCATTTCAGTTATAGTATAATTACTAAATCCTTTTACAATTAAAATTCTTTCCACTAATTCATTATAATCTGTAGCAACAACACTATATTCTAATCTTCCTACACCTGGTGAATAATCATCTAAATCCTTTATATATCCTCCCCATAAAAAAGTAGTATCTTCATAGAATGTAACTTCTGTACCAGCGTCAATTGTTGCACCATTTAAATCTTTAATGTTGAATGAAAAAGTTGATTTAGTACCAACACTTTCATTAACAGACCATGTATTTTGTTCAATTTGTACTTCTGTACCTGTATCTTTATTTCCACCAAGATATACATGTCTTATACCCATTATTTAACCTCCTTTGTGAGTTAGAACACCTAAATCATTCAATTCTTTTATTAATTGTTTTCCAACTGCTTTACCATTAGTCATAGAATCAGCATAAACATTTAATACAATAGCATTACTTGATGATACATTACCTGTTGTAGCTGTTGCTATACCAGGTATACCTTTGCTAATCCCATTTGCCATACCTGATAAACCTGCTGATATATTACTAGATGCCATATTAGCGGCATTAGCAAGTTTTTTCTTATATTCTTTAAAACCATTTAGCATCATATTCATTAAATTAGGAATCCATTTATCACTATCTTTACCTGCACCCTCTTTAGTTGGAGAAGTCCATCCCAAATAATTTTTAACAGTAGAAGATATTGAACTTACAGTATTTTTAACAGATTGTATTTTACTCTTTATTCCATTTATAAGACTTTGTATCAAGTTTTTACCTGCATTATATAGACTAAAATTTAAAATACTTTTAGCACTAGTTTTTAAACCTGTGAAAACTGTTTTGATTGAATTTACTTTATCATTTATTATAGTTCTCATTGATGTAACTTTACTTTTTATAGTATTATAAATGCTTGAAAAAATGCTACTAGCAGTACTTTTAACACTATTGAATTTATCTCTAACACCAGAATAAATGCTACTAACAATACTTACCACTGTATTTTTCATACTGCTAAATTTACTTGTTATCCCTGAATAAATGCTACTAGCAATACTTACTACTGTATTTTTCATACTGTTAAATTTATTTTTTACAGAATCATATACATTGCTGACTACATTCACTAATGCTTGAGGTAATTTCTTAAACCAATTGATTATACCATTTACCATTTCAGGTATAATGGAATGACCTATTAATTTGTCGTATAAAAGTTTAAAGAAATCAATAACTCCTGTAACTATTCCAACTATAACATCTAATATTGCTAAACCTGCATTTTTAAGAGCTTCTATAATACTTTGCCACATTAGATTCCAATATTTATCCATTTTCTCTGTTTCACCTGTAAATATAGCACTAAAACCATATATAAGAAATCCAATAAAATTACTTAATGCTGTAAATACATTTAGTACAACTGCAACTACATTGTCAAAAGATGCTATTATACCTTTTAATGCACCTAACCTCAATCCTTCTAATACTGAATATACTACGCCTACTATTACCCCTAATGCTTTTAACAAAGGTTCAATTCCTGATAAAGATTGTTTAAAATCATCCCAGGCTTTTTTGATAGTTTTCATATCAAACCCTTTTAATCCATCTAGCACAATTTTTATAGCACCATCATATAAACCTTTCAGTATACTACCAAATGATATTATATTATCAATTATAGTTCCTAAATTATCTGCAAAAAATTTAATAATTTTAGAACCTTCTGTCATACTATTTATAAATAAGTTTATAAAGAACTTTGCTACTTTTTCTATTGTTGGTTCTAACGATTTTAAATAATTTTTTAAAACATTAAAAACATCTAAAAATGGTTTCATATCCATTTTAACAAGAGCATTAATCATATCTTCAATCGCGGGTAATGCTTTAGATTCAAACATATCTTTAAAATAATTTAATGCATCTCCTGCTTTACTTTTTAATTTATTAAATGCAACCTCTGCTTTATCTGCTAAAAAACCTAATCCATTCCTTAATTTTAGAATGATTACATATGCTTTAAATAATAAATTTTGAAATTCTTTAGGTATTAAATTTTTTAATGATTCATAAATTGCATGTGTGTCGCCTGCTACAAACGCCTTAAAAAAATTAACTACTTTAGGAATCACCTTACCTAATGCATTATAAATAACATCAACACTTGCAGTTAATTTTTTAATACCTGTAAGTGCTAAAGGTAATACTTTTGATGCTAATATATCGTACAAAGGTTTGGTTACTTTACCCCAGAAAATTTCTCCATATTCTTTTATTTTTTGACTCTGACCTTTATATGTATTACTCAATGCATCCATTGTATCTTTAAATCTACCTGTACCACTAGTAGCTCTTTGTAATGCTTTCGTTACTTCATCCGATGATACTTTACCAGCTTTCATTCTTTCCTGTAGTTCACCAAGTGTCTCTCCTGTTTCTTCTGCTATAAATTTTAATGGATTAAATCCCTGATTTACCATTTGCCTTACTTCTTCTGCTTGAAGTTTACCTTTAGATATTACCTGACCATATGCTAAAGATAATCTATCAAATGCTGTAGCATTACCTATTGAAATATTACCTAACATTTCCATTGATTCTATTACATCTTCTTGTGCTACTCCATAACCTAGCAAAGTTTTACTTGCTTTAGCATAATGAGTAATTTGAAACGGTGTTTCTGCTGCTAATATTATCATTTGCTCAGTCAGTTTATTTGCTGTTTTTGTACTTCCTACTAATGCCTCAATTGCTGCAGTTGTATATTCAAGATTTGTATTATAATCTAAACCTGTTTTTATACCATCTTTTATTATATTTACAAAATACATTATTGCATCGCCAGCAATATCCGCAATTTTTAAAGCCGCAAATACACCTGCCATTTTTTTTAAAGTGCTATTAAATATACTTGATGCAGAATTAGCAGTTCTTGAAGCATTTCCAAAATCTCTTGTAGACCTACCTGCATTATCAGTATATCTTATGATTCTTTGTAAAGCTGTTAACACTTGTCTATCACCGTTTACTTCCATTCTTAATAATAAATCTCCAATTGTAGTAGTTGCCATTAATAAAACCTCCTCTCTATAAAATAAACCGATTTATAAAAAATAAATCGGTTACATTGATAATGTTCCTTGTTTGTCCAATATATCTTCTATTGGAACAGCACCATCGAGATTCAAACCTTTTCTTTCTGGTTTCATCCCATGAATAGCTTTTTGGAAATTTATATCTTCAAGTCTTCTTTTATTTATTTTATTTATAAATAATGCTATTTGACCTCTAGTAAGTTCCATACAATATTGAATTGACCAATTGTATTGATTCATCAATAAATCAAATACATCACCCCATCCTTGCGACTCATGAGTTTCTATAATGATTGAGCTGCTAGGGGAATCAAGTTTTTTAAGTACTCATAATTTAAAGAAATAGCTTTAGTTACTATATTTCCTACTTCCCTTTTTGTAGCATTAGATTTTATAATACTATCCATTGTAACTTCACCTTGTGTAGCAATAGTTGCTAATTCAACTAAACCATCCCTTAAAATCTTTTTCATTACTTTCTCCAATAATTCTCCAACATTTATTTTTTTAAATATTGAAAATAATGAATCTTCTTCATCAATTTCTGTTTTCAATATACCAGATAATTCTTTAACATATTTTAAAAAAGCATCTTCGAATTCATCACCTTTTAACCATGGTAATTCTTTTATAACTATTGTAGTATTTCCAAAATTACATGTTATACCTGTATTTTTAATAACTTCTTCTTCTTTTCTTTCCTTATATTGTTCATATACTTTCAGTTTATCTTCATTATTTATCTTTCCCATATTAATAAACCTCTCTTTCTATATTTACGCCGCTGTTGCAAAATCTACAATTACATCTGCTGCCATTGGCTCATTATCATCTAATGCTCTTACATTTTGACTAATTACCAATAGATATGTAGTACCTGCTGATAAATTACCTGTTATAGTTACTGTTACATTAGTACCTGCATCACCTGTAAATGCAACAGTTGTCGCATGTTCAACTCCTGCTACTGTCATAAGTATAAAATTACCACCTATAAGTGATGATGGACATACACTTCTATTAAATACTATATCAATAGTACCTACATCAACAGCTACTCCCGATGCTGCATTTGCAGGGTCTGTTGAAGATACCACTAATGTAGGTGTACCACCTATTACATCAGAAGTTTCATTTCTATAATAACCTAACTGTTGACCTACAGATTTTGTAACATCTGCAACAGCTTTAAATGTCAATTTATAAACTGTAACTCCATCTTTCTTATAAACTGCTTCAAGATTAGGGCTAATATTTACAATATATAATCTAATTACTGCAAAACAATTAGCTTGGTTTCTCTTCCTTGCTTTATATTCTAAAACATAATCTGTTAATATATAATTTCCACCAAATTTAATTTCTGTATATGCCTTATGCGTTGCATCTGCTGTTTGAGTAGTAACTGATTGGTCAGTTGCACCAAGAGCATATTGTAATGTAATTGCAGTTGATTCAACAACCATCATTTCAAATGTACATTCTTCACCGGGTATATAATATCCTACTGGTGATAATACCTGGTCTACAGAAATTGGCTCAATTTCAGCACTATATGTTAATGTTGCACCATCTTGTGATGATTCAAATGATACAGGTGAGCTGTCAGGATTCAATGTTAATGTTCCTGCACCTATATGTATGTTTGACGGTGTCATAGTCATAAAATTCACTTCCTTTCATTAAGATAAGATATAATCAATAGTTGCTTCAACTAAACAACCTTGAGCATACCCAACAGTTTCTTGTCTATATAAATCAGTATTATCAGAACGCTCTACAACAGGATTATGTAAACTTGTATTCCAATTAGTTTCGCTTCTCATTATTCGCAATACTGAATCAACATATCTAACCAAATGAATATGTAAATCACTTTTATCATTATCTAAAATCCAACTTAAGACACGTATATACACACGTCTATTTTGATACCCATATTCATCTGTAATTTTTTCAGAAGTAGGACTCCATATTAATATTGATGGAAACGTTGTCAATATATCAGGATCATACTCACCTATGTTATATTCTGCAGGTATAGGAGAAGTAATACTACTACTTGCCTCTACTTTCAAAGTTGTAAGCATAGTAGATAAATTATTCTCTAACATAGTCTTAACATTATTTAATATATATTCACTATTCATAATTATAACCCTTTCAATATTTCATCTTTTACAATAGTCGCCCATTTCTCCCCTTGATATTTAGTAAATGTTACAGGTGGTCTAGCAGGTAAACCCCTATTAGTACCTTTTTGATGCCATATGAATTTAGGATCACTAGAACCTATTGTTATTGAATTTTTTGTAATCCTTTCAATATGATTCTTACCTTTTGTTGCTAATGAATTTCTTAAATCACCTGTCATTTGAAGTATTGGTTTACCTGGAAAATGAGCATTTTTCCAATCCCTATATTCTAGTGTTAATGGTTTCCAACCTGGTCTTGAACCATAATAACCTTGTCCTTTAAAAACTCTATCTTCTGTTTGTCTAAAATCATCACCTATTTTTTTGAAAGCAGGTGTAAGGTCTTTTACTATACCTGCTATCTTATTGATTCTTTTTGTTACTGTTCCTACACCATCTAAATTGATATTTATATAAATAGGCAATTAAACCACCTCTTCTTTTTTTACCATTGGTCAACACCCATGTTCCAAGTAGGATCAGGTGCTTCTTCACCTAATGTACTACTACCATGTGCAGTAAAAGAATATAATCTTCCTCCATCGACATTGTCCAGTAAAGTAGAATTAGGTAATAATATATCTTGTGTTAATAAAGCATCTAATTTTTCTTTTGCCTGGTCACACCATCTATTAACTATAGGTGATATTTCTCCACTTGATTGTAATACTAAAACATGGGCAATTTCACAGGCTACAATTCTACATGAAATATATTTAAGTATCTCAATATCATCTGAATCTGTTATAGGAACAGTATACACTCTTTGTAATTTAGAATCTATTATCTTATCTGCTTCTGGAATAAAGTAACTAGTAACTTCACTTGATGTAACTTTCGAAGAAGCACCAAATGTAAACCATTTTAATAATTTTTGTACATCCTCTAATTCACAATAAGCCATATAAAATCACCTCTATTATGCTGATGCTACACTTGCTCCATTATCTAATGGAATATACCATAATTCAGCTTTTATCAATGCTCCACCTACTCCACCATCGGCCGCTGATAATAAGTCAATTCCACCTTCTGGTACTACAAACCCTTTAATTTCCATACCTGGTGCACCTCCACCAGAACCGCCTACCATAGGATCACCTGGTTTTCCAGTAATACTATAGATTGTTCCTGCTTCATTACCATCTACATCTAATACAGCACACATAGGTGCATCTGTACCAACTGTAGGATCTGTTACTATTTGAGTATTATTTGCTCCTGCATCAACTGCTGCAGTAGTTACTTCTAACTCAATATGTGTTACAAATACTCTACCACCTGATACAGTAAATAAAGTTTGTTGTGTACCATCTAAAATATCTGCTTCCGATTTAGTTACTTTAGTTCCTAAAAGAGTACCAACATCATCACCTGTCAATGAGAATGAAGAACCATTACCACCACCAGAAAATTTACCACCTGCTTCTAAATCATAACAATCTTTTACGATAACAATTGATGTACCTGCTGTATCAGCTATATCATCGGAATAATCAGATTTACCATCAACATAAAATACACAATTATCTATAAGCCCTCTTAAACATTCTGTAGCTAATTCAATAACTGCTGAACCTGCTGTAGTACCTGATTGAGTCATGAATATACAATTTTGTATAATAAAATCATCTACACCAGATAATTGGAATACTGAATCATTTGCATCACCGCCAATATATCCTATATGTTTATAAGAATCTACTTTTAATCTATTTGCAGTTGTTGCAACTGTCCAAGCATCAAGAACTTCTTTATCAGTAGTATCTCTCGATTCACATGCAATCATAATACAATCTGCACCTGAGATAGTACCAAATGTTACAACACTATCAACAGCAGTTAAGAATAATAAGTTAACTAATGTTATATTCGCTGCTGAAATTGTCCAAGTTGAACCTGTATGGCCAAAACTAAATGTTGGCCTATTTGAACCTGTACCTAAACCAATAACTGTGATGCCTGCAGTATCAAATGTAGCTTTAACACCAGTAGTTGTATATGATTCTGTATGACCTTCTGCTACAAAAATCACATCACCTTGATTAGCACACTTATTTATAGCACCGTCTAATGTAGCCAAACATGTTGCCCATGATGTCCCACTTCTTGTATCTGCTGCACCTGTAGCACTTGAGTCTACAAAATAAGCATTGCCTTGATTAGCGTATATAGCTTGATTACCTATTACTGCTTTTTTATTTACTTTTAGATTGTTGGTAGTAACATTTCTAAAAATACCATTAAAATCATTAGCCATAATTTTTTTTTTCACTCCTTTAAGGATAACTCAAGGTATTAAATACCCAGGATATCTTCAAATTTTATTTGAAGACCTCTATTTACAAAAATTGTAAATAGGAACACTTAATTTGAATCTAACACAAGTACATTGTGTTAGATTCGCGAAATCTTTGTATCTATTGATATCAGTGAGCGAAAGTCACTTTTATAAAAATAGTAATTTTTTTTATCGTCTTGAATCTAACATAATGTATCTATATAAACGTTATGTTAATTAAGTTATTGCACCTTCTATAACATAACCTAAATCACTTGCAGTAATTTTATGGTCAAAACTACTATATGCTTCTATAATATCACTATGAATATTTTCGTCTCTCCATCTTCTTACTCCACCTATACCAACAGGCTCTCCACCAGGAGAATTACTATAATCCCATTTATAAGTGTAAGCTGCTGATACTTCCTCAAGACCTGGATTTTTATTAATATATCCAACCCAAACATCTTTTGACCATATTTTACTATAAGACGCGGTTTGACCTATTTGAGCAGTATTCTTACTTGCTTTACCAATATAAATATACTCTATATCAAACAATTTTTTTAAATCATCTAATGATAATATTCTGGTAGTATCATTTGATAATCTACCTATCAATTGTGGATGATGCTTTAATTTTTTCCAAACATTTTTAGCTAATATAAAAGTATTACAAGATAATCCATTTCCTGATTCTACAGTATCAATAGCAGTTTCAAAATCAGTTATAGGGTCTGAGTTATCGTAATCATCCCATAATACAGGAGGTGTTGTTGAATTATCCCAGTTTGTTGTTGTCATAAATAATGTTTCTAAAAGAACTTCATTTTTTAATGAAATTTTATTAGTTACAAATCTGGTTTTTGCAGATTCTATTCTTAATACTGCATCCGCATTTGCTCTGGTTTCATCTTCTAATCTTGTTGATTGTGCTATTTCCTTACATTCATAAGAATCTGTAGATAATCCGAATCCATCCCTATTTGAAGATGTTCCTGGTGCTCTATATTGTGCTGTATCTCTAAATTCATCCGCTTTTGAAAATACATAATAATGATCTGACCTAAAAGTCACAGGAATTACTGGTGCTATTTGATCACCAATAAATTCTCCATTTTTATATAAAATACTAACGTTTCCTAAAATTTGGTCATAATGTACCTGACTAGTAGTTGGTGTCATTTAAAATCTCCCCTTTCCTCTAATATTAACCTGCATACATGCAACCAGGTGTTAATAATACTCTAACAACATCATTTGCGTCTGTTGCTTCTTGAATAACTACTGCTGCTACATG